GAGCAACCGGCTCATAACCGGTCGGTCCCTGGTTCGAACCCAGGTGGGCCCACCAATACTTTGAAATGCGAACCACCTTCGCATTGATTGCTAAATTCTGGCAATTCGTTTTTATAATTGAAGATAATTTCAACCCTATCATTATAGATAGTTACGCTTTTGATAAACGTATCAAGAATACGTGAGCGGCCTGTCTTAGTGGTAGGGTTTTCTGTTGCCATTCTTTCGAGAAAATACTCTATATGATCCGCCGTAAATTTAATAGGTGTAATAGCGCTCTCATGGTTCGCTTTTTGCTCTAATAGGTCTTGACGTTCATTTTCTAGGCTTTCTATTTCAGATTTTAGCCTATCCGTAATAAAACCTTGCTTAATAGCGCTCATGCAGTTATCTAATTCTGTATCAATAGCCTTAATTTTATTATTTATGCCCTGTATGGCCGTTTTTGCCTCTTGGGTAACATTACTATAGCCAGACATTACTAAATGAGCTATACGCTCGATAATTTGAGGCTCATTTAAGATGTTTAGTGTTTTATTAATCACCAAGTCCTCGAGTTCATCACGGCGGATATTTGGGGCGGTGCATGTGTGATATTTTCTTCTATTGGTGCATACGTAATAATGGTGCTTTTCTTTATTTCTTGATGTGGCTGTAGAGCCTGCATAGTGGCCGCCACATTCACCACAAATTAGCTTGCCGCATAGATTATACATTTCAGATCGACGGCCTTTATTCCTAATTCTGTTAGGCATAATCTTTTGAACCTCGTCGAATATCTTTCTTGAGATAATAGGCGGTATTGAGTCCTCGATACGAATATCACCCCAAGAGTACACGCCTATATATTTCTCATTAGATAGAATATTTTTAATCACGCTAGGGGAAATCTTACGGCCTCGCTTAGTTGTGTAGCCTTTGCCGTGTAAAATATTTGAAATTTTAGCCATAGAATGCTGTTTGAGGTATAAGTCATATATTAACCTTACCGCCTTAGCCTCGTGAGCGTTTATGGCTAAATAGTGGCTCTCTGTTAGGTCGTAGCCAAGGGGAATAGCAGCACCGTTCATCTTTCCTTTGAGAGCGTTTTCAGTCATGCCACGTTTAACCTTTTGGGATAGCTCAACGCTGTAATATTCCGCCATACCCTCGAGCATGCTTTCTAAGATAATACCAGCAGGCTCATTGGTGATATGTTCCTTGGCGCTTAATACTCTCACGCCATTACGGCGTAATATGCCTTTATATTTTGCACTATCCTCACGGCTGCGGCTGAACCTATCGAGCTGGTACACTATGACATAATTAAATGATTGATTGGCGCTATCACGGATCATTTGCAAGAACTCTGGGCGGTTATCGGTACGAGCGGAGAGAGCTCTATCGGTGTATATTTTAGTGATTAATATACCCTCACGCTGAGCGTACTCTGTACATTCTCTTATTTGCCCCTCGATTGACTCATCTCTTTGTTTATCGCTTGAATATCTGGCGTATATAACCCCTGTTTGTAAATCTTTTGTATTTGTCATTGTGTGATATTCCTTTCAATGGTATAATCTTATCAAGAAGTAAAGATGTGCTAACCATGACCGCCGAAGTTTATGCTCGGCGGTTTTTGGCTTTTAGGTATAAATAAAGCCCCTTGATAGGGGCTCTTTTTTATTTCTTGCCTTTATATTTAGCTTGCGCCTCGGCCATTTTGCCGCTTTGCACAGCAAAATTATAAGCATATACAGCTGTTTTGTATTCGTCTGAACCCTCAATAATAGGCACTATAGGCGTAGGCTGTGCGCTGCCACTCACGACATAATCAGAATTTCTCGAGAAATTTGTAACCCTATCCACTCGATATAATACAGATATAGGCTTTCCTGTTCCGTGCGGATCTAATGTATAGTAAAAGTGGTTCAATTTCCATGTAATATATGGCTTTTCTGGGTTATCTATTTGAGTGTACAGCAATATTTCAACGCTGCCGCCGTCATAATTCTTTATATCTAAATCAGCTCTTACGCTAACATTTACGCCTTTCTCGGTTGTATATGCTGGTACAAATGGCGCCGCTGGGTTGATAGCAACGGCAGAAAATGACATGCTAGCTAATAGGCAAGCAACAATAACTAACTTTTTCATAATACATAACTCCCCTTAATGTTCCCTTTACTTAGTTTTTAAAAACGCCTCTATAAGCGCTTTTATAGTTGTGCGTTCCTCAGCTGTAATGATGTGTTTATCATATGACAATACATTATCCTTTTCGAGTACCGCTTTTAAATTAACCCCCTCAGCGTTCTCTATGCTCATTAGCGTAGAGGGCGCTTTTTTTATTTCTGGTAACTCTAAATTATGGATCACGTCTTTCTTGATCGCATAAGCCACATATAAATCATCTATAGCCTCATCGTCATAGTGTGATAGGTCAACGTCTACACCACGGCTTTTTATAAATTCTATTTTCTTTTGACGAGCAGAGTCGAAGTCGTCAACCTCGCCAGTTAAATAGTATACAGACACACCGAAATAGTCTGCTATCCTTTTTAGTTTGTCAAATTTTGGCGATGAGCGGCCTTTTTTCCAATCTGTAAGCGAGGCCGTAGATATTCCTGTATCTTTTCCTAGCTTGTAAGCAGTGATGTTCTCTCTCTTGATTAATGTTTCTATGCGTTCCCAAACTATATTTTTATTCATTTTTAAGCCTCTGTTTAAAATTTTTATGAACGCTTAATTGGACTATCTCGCAAATGTGAGTTATTATGTAATCACAAGGTAGCTAACAAATACGAGATAATCACAAAAAACACTCAAATTCGTAAATATTAGCTAACAAATATTAACTAATTCAAATATAACAGAAATGAGGTGATTTTACAATATGTATGAAAAAATTGACAAACTGTTAAAAGATAACAATATCACACCTTATAGAATGTGTAAGGCATTGGATATTAAAACATCATCTATGACGGCTTGGAAACAAGGCCGATATAAGCCGAGCTTAGATAATCTCAAAAAGATTGCCGATTTCTTTGGCACTACGATTGATTACTTCTTATAAAGGGGGTGAAAAAATGAATGAATTACAAGTATTCAATAATGCAATGTTTGGGAATGTGCGAATTATCCTACAAGATAATGAACCGTGGTTTGTAGCAAAAGATGTATGCGATTGTTTAGAAATCAAAAATACAACAGATACTCTAAAGCGATTAGATGAAGATGAACGGTCTAGATTAAATCTAGGGCGTCAAGGCGAGGCGAATGTAGTCAACGAATACGGCTTATATAGCTTGGTAATGTCAAGCCGTAAGCCAGAGGCGAAAGAATTCAAACGCTGGATAACACACGAGGTACTCCCTGCACTACGCAGAACAGGCAGCTACTCTATGAATATTCCCCAAACTTTGCCAGAGGCATTACGAGCCTATGCGGACGAGGTAGAGCAGCACAACAAAACAAAAGCTCTAGTTGAGGCACAGCGGCCGAAAGTGATTTTTGCCGACGCAGTAAGTACTAGCGATACCGATATTTTAATCGGTGATCTAGCCAAACTCTTAAATCAAAACGGCCATAATATCGGGCAAAATAGACTATTTGAGCAGCTACGAAATGAGGGCTATCTGATTTCAAGAAAAGGCGGCTCTTACAATATGCCAACACAGCGAGCTATGGAGTTAGGACTTTTCAGAATTAAAGAAACGGCTATTACTCATTCAGACGGCAGAACAAGCATTAACAAAACGCCTAAAGTAACAGGCAAAGGGCAGTTATATTTTATTAATCGCTATGCAGGTGTGCAGCTATGACATCGCTAGCAGATGAAATATATAGTTTTTACCAAAATCCTCAAAATATAAAAGATTTTGAAGAATGGAGAAAAAAGAAACATGAAAACAAGAACACAACAACTAAAGAAAGCTCACAAATTAATGGGCTGGGTGTACGGCGACATTCTAAGCCAGCTGGTATATCACTTTAAAGAAAGGAAATAGAAATATGATGACAAGACAATTAAAAGCAAGACATAAACCCATTAAAGCTAGACGGTTAGGCAAAAGTGATGAGCCTACATCGTTACAAATGGCTCTATTCACTTTCGTAACATTGTTTTTTTTCTTTGCCACTGCATACTGGTGGTGTACTGGCGAGGTACTTGTTAAATGGTAATCGAGGTACTAGCAGCGCTATGCATGGCAAGCACATTTCTAGCTGTCTTATACAGTATCTACTCAATGATCTGTATTTTGGCATAAAAAAAGAGCCATTCACCAAAGGCGAACGGCCCTATATTCCAATCAATTAAGAGAGGAACATCACACAACATTATTATATCTTATTTTCTAATGAAAAGAAAGGACATCACACAATGTACAAAAAGATTTTTGACAGCAAAAGCGCTACTCGTGAAGAGTGGCTAAAAGTTCGCAAGCTAGGGCTTGGCGGCTCTGATATGAGCGCCGTGCTAGGCGTTAATCAATGGCGCAGCCCTCTCGATGTGTGGTTAGACAAAACCAGCGACACAGTAGAGGAGAAAGAAAGCGAGCCAATGTACTGGGGCAATATCCTCGAGGATATTGTAGCCCAAGAGTTCGCAAAGCGTACTGGATACAAGGTACGTAATAACAATTTCACATTACAGAGTGAGGAATATCCATACTTACTCGCCAATATCGACCGAGAAATCGTCGGCCTAGACGCTGGCCTTGAATGCAAGACAGCGAACGCTTTCAAGGCCGATGAATGGAAAGACGATAGCGTGCCAGACGCTTATTATGTGCAATGTCAGCACTACATGGCGGTAACTGGCAAGTCAAGCTGGTGGATAGCTTGCTTGGTAGGTGGTAACACGTTTTACTACAAAGAAATCAAGCGTAATGATGAGGTTATCAGAGCAATTATAGATACTGGCCGAGAGTTTTGGCACTTGGTAGAAACTAAGACTATGCCAGCGCCAGACGATAGCAAGGCTTGCAGCGAGGCACTCAAAAAGCTGTATAAACACAGCAACGGCAAAGCGATAGAGCTATCAGCTCAATATAACAATGCCATTGTAGATTATCTCGAGTTAAAAGAGCAGCTCGCAGAGTTAGAAAGTAAAAAGCGAGGCATTGAAAACCTCTTGAAAGACGCTCTAGGCGAAAACGAAAAAGGCTCATGTGGTGAGCATTATGTGAGCTGGAAATCGAGCAAGCCTCGAGAGACTTTTGATAGTAAACGATTTAAGAACGATCACCCAGATTTATATACAAATTATATAAAACAGGGTGAGCCTAGTCGTAGATTCGAGGTGAAATGATGAAAACACACGATTTGAGAAAATTACTCGAGGCGGTTCCTTATGATTTTGACGTACATATTGAGACGCCTGTAAACACAATCAAGTATATGGAAGATGTTAAAGCCGTATACATCGACTTTGAAAATAAATTGTTAGTAGTAGGGGAGATTAAAAGATAATGGAAAACACAGAAAATAAAGAAATCAAAACAGTAGAGCAAAAGCCAAAGAGAAAACACTTGCTTGCCGAAATTGAGCAATTAAAAGAACGTAATAAAAAACTAGAAGATGATCTCAGATATAAAGGTTATACAATCGATAATTACCAAGATAAAGTCAATGCATTAAAAGCTGAAATCGTATCTCTAAAAGCATATATCGCAGGTGTAAAAGGCGACGCATTCCCAGAAAGTGAGGATAAATAATAGTGGCAACCACAACAGGTATTGAATTAAAGAAAAACACTATCACAGCCGCAAAAGAGGCTAAAACATTAAAAGGTATGCTCGAAAGCCCAGCGTACAAGAAAAAATTCGAGGAAATGTTAGGCCGAAAGGCCGCAGGCTTTATGAGCAGCATTATTGCAGTTACAAACAACAATAATTACTTGATGAAAGCAGATCCTGCCACAGTCATTGGGGCAGCAGCACAGGCGGCTATGTTGGACTTGCCGATTAATCAGAGCTTAGGCTTTGCGTACATCGTGCCTTATAAAGGCGCTGCACAGTTCCAGCTAGGTTATAAGGGTTATATCCAACTAGCACAACGCAGTGGCCAATACGTTGATATTGGCGCAAAAACTGTATATGAGGGCGAGCTTGAATACGAAAATCGCTTGCTTGATAAGTTCAAGTTCGGTGATCGTACAGGTGATAAAGTCATTGGTTATCTAGCCTATTTTCGCCTAACTAATGGCTTTGAAAAAATGCTATTCATGACGATCGATGAAATGCAAGCGCATGCCAAAAAATACAGCCAAAACTATAAGGGCGGTACTGATAAATGGGGCCTCGCTGACTTCAACGTCATGGCCGAGAAAACGGTACTCAAACGCCTGCTTTCCAAGTTTGGGCCTTTAAGCATTGAAAGTGTTCAAATGAGCCAAGCCCTCTCTAATGACGGCGGCGTAATCAGTATGAATAAAGACGGCGATTTTGATGTAAATTTTGACGGTGAAACTATCGACGCCGAATATGAAGAGCCAGCAACAGAGGAAACGAAAGGCGAAACCTACAACGTGGCAGGCGAGATTATCGACGCTAACACAGGCGAGGTAGTCGGTCATGAATAATAATGACAAAATGCTTGCTCAATTTGGTGCTGATTGGGTGAAAGTGAGGGATCATATCACAGCGTTAAAGCTGTTCTATATTCCTTATACACCTACCTTTATGGTACGTACCGAAAAGGAAACAGGTGTTTCAGCTAATACAGTAAAAAGCATTTTAGACTATGGTCTACAAATTGGGCTATATGGAAAGACGAGCGATAGAGATTATATTACGTTATCACCTGTTAAATAGAAAGGGGGATATATGGCAGCACCCAAGCGATATTTTTGGTTAAAGCTGCATAAAGATTTTTTCCAACGTAAAGAGATTAAGCGTTTGAGAAAAATCGCAGGCGGCGACACATACACCATTATTTATTTAAAAATGCTCTTACGCTCAATTATGAGCGAGGGAAAACTCTATTTTGACGGCCTAGAGGAAAATTTTTGCTCTGAGCTGGCTCTTGATCTCGACGAAAGCGAGGAAAATGTACAAATTACTGTTACATATCTCTTAAATAGTGGCTTGCTCGAAATGCGTTCGGAAGATGAATATTACTTGCCAGACACAAAAGATAGTACAGGGTGCGAAACCGCAGGCGCTGCAAGGGTTCGCAAGCACCGAGAACGTCAAAAAGCGTTACAATGTAACACCGATGTAACGCAAGTGAAACATTTGTGTAACGTAGAGATAGAGAAAGAGATAGAGAAAGAGATAGAACACAGAGATAGAGATATAACTATATCTACAACTAGAGAAAAAGAGATAAAGGAGAAAACTCACTCGCCTGTTTTAAATTTAGAAATCTATGATCTGTGGACTAAACACTTTGGCGTTGTCTCATCTTATGTGAAAGGCATTCTTGATGATTTAGTGAGTGAATACGGCTTACAGAAAACTAGCGAGGCCGTGAATATCGCTCATGAGCGTGGCAAGTCAAGTATTAGATATGTAGAGGGGATATTAAAAAATCAAAGGTTAGAAAATGAAACGAATAGACGTAACGGCAGCAATCGAAAAGCTAAAGAAGAGGCAGTCGATTGGCAAGCCGAGTATGAAAGAGTGCACGGCAAAGGCTGATTATGAATTTTTTAAGCCTATCTATGATAAGCCTATGGTTATTCAAAAGGATAAAAGCCAGACCTATGGAGTGTCTGGCATTCCTAAACGCTACTACGATATGAGCTTTGAGTGGCTAAAGGAAAACGGAATATTTCCAAAGGAAAATGCCGAGGCCTATCGCATAGTGAATGACTACAAGCGGCACCTAGAGGAAAACCTAAACACAGGCAAGGGGCTCATATTAAGAGGCCCAGCAGGCACAGGGAAAACCTCTCTCGGTGTGTGCCTCTTAAAAGAGGCGTTAGAGATTGGCAAAGGTTGCTTAATGATCTCTATGCCAAACCTCTTAGACAATATGCTCACCTTATCCAAAGGAGATAGCGTGGCATTCATGAACTACGAGCAAAAGCTGAGAAATATACCTCTCTTATTGCTCGATGATTTTGGGGCGGAGTACTCAAAATCTGAATGGGTGGCTGCAAAGGTTGAGTCTATTATCATAGACCGATATAACCGAATGCGGCCAATTATCCTCACCACTAACTACAGTGATAGTTGGGTAGAGGGGAATTATAGCCAGCGCATTTACGATCGATTGCGCGGCGAGTATCAAGAGGCTATTTTTATGAGCGAATCTCACAGGGGGAAATAATGAAAAAGATAAAAATTAAAGTGCTTGATAATGGCGCACTAAAAATCAAACATAGTAAAGATTTTGAAGATGTAAGAGAGGTGGCTAATGCAATTGTGGCCGCTGGAGCTGTAATAATCATGAAGTCCAAATTCTCTGATTTAGAGAAAACTGAGTCCTTAGAAAGCGCTAAGCTCGGACTTGACGCTTGCATTCATATTTTGAACAAAGGACCAGAGACGGGCTTTGACGCCATAAAACAGATGATTGACAAAGTAGTCAAAGAAAAAACGGAAATTAATTAAAACGCTCTATAAGGCGAGTTTTTAATTCTCGCCATATGTGAATTATCGAGCGAACCATTACAAGTAGTAAATTGAGCCGATTTTGTGGCTCAATTAAGAAAATATAATAAAAGATATAGAGGAGAAAACGTGGAAATTGTAATACAGGGCCAACCAAGGACGAAAAAGAATAGCAGCCGAATAGCATTCAGAGGCAATAAACGTGTACTCTTACCGTCAGAAGCATATGAGCGGTACGAGAAAGTTGCTCTCGTACAGCTGGCTCGAGTGCAGGCTGTTTATGGGCCGGTATCGGTGCGGTGCCGCTATTTTTTACAAAACCGCAAAAGCTGGCCAGATTTGGTAGGCCTATTGCAAGCAACCTCAGACATATTGCAAGCAGCTGGCGTGATTGATAATGATAAATACATCGTCAATTATGACGGATCAGAAATTGCAGGCCTCGACAAAGATAACCCTAGGGCGGAGATCACTATAACGCCAATTAATGAAAACAGTATCTTATGCGAGGAACATGCCAAAGCGACGGCTCGAAAGTGCGACACCACTCAAAAGCCTAAACGCTGCAAGGTTGCCACGATAGGGGCTAAGGCTAAACCCAAAGCCCCTGCCTCAATATCGTATAAGGAATACAGAAAACTCATGATGAAAGGACATCACACACCATGAATGAGAACGAAAAAGAGTACAGGTTGCAGCTGATAGGTACTGTTGGCCTTGATATTTGGCTTAATGCTAAGAGCAAGGCTCACGCCGAGGAACTGAAAGAGCAAGTACTGAAAACTATCAATGATCAAATCACGATTGACTGCGGAAAAGTAGACAATACGCTCGATGTATACGTTGATTGCGTAGAGCTTGAAATTGACAAATTAGTAATTCAAGACTAGCGAGGTGCTTATGAGCAGAAATATTAAAGCAGAATATGACGGAAAGCACTTTACACTTACAGCAGAGGAATGTAACACGGTAGAGCTATTATCATTTGTTTGTGATGTAGCAGAGCAAGCCTTGTATATTGTGGCTGGTGATGATACAGAGCTATTCAATGAGTCAAAAGCTGCTGTAATAGATGAAATCAAAGGCGTGAATGAGGTTCGACATGAGCGACTCATTCAATAAATATTGAATGGAAAGAACAACTAAAAGGGAGTGAATAAATGTATACGGTAGTATTAATAGAATGCAATGGCGGTGATAACGTAGGCCGCTATGGTTCGTATAAAACAATAAACGAGGCACGCAAAGCGAGAAATGAATTTGAAAAAGAGCAAAGAAAATTCATGCAAGGCCTAAGCGACGAACAATTTTCTAAATTTATTGAAGAAATTCCAGTGATTGTAAAAAACTATTCTCACATTATGAGCGTTTCATATATTTTGCAAAATTGCTGTGGGTAAACTAATGCTTAAATCACCATGCAAAGGCTGTGAATACAGAATTGTAGGCTGTCATGCACAATGCGAGCCTTATACAAAGTATTCAAACGGCTTAATCAATCAGAGAAAGGCTCGAGATAAGAGCGGCGATATATTGGGATATGTTAAGGATACCACCAATAGAGTACGCCGACGTATCGGAAAGCCTAAATATTATGGGCAGTAAGGAAAGGGGATATATGAAGTTTATAGATTTTTTTAGCGGCATAGGTGGCTTTCATAGTGGCTTAGAACGTGCAGGCATGGAGTGTGTAGGTTGGTGCGAGTTTGATAAATTCGCACAGGCCTCGTATAGAGCTATGTATGATACAACCGATTTATGGTTTGGAAATGATGTAACAAAGGTTAAAGGCTGGGAATTGCCAAAGGCTGATTTGTGGACTTTCGGCTTTCCTTGCCAAGATGTGAGTATCGCAGGGAAACAAAAAGGACTGAAAGAGGGTACTCGCAGCGGATTATTCTATGAAATTATGAGGTTATTAGATGAGTGTAAAGAAAATAAACCCAAATGGCTTGTGTGTGAAAACGTTAAAAATTTGCTGTCAATCGACGGCGGAACAGGGTTCCTCAATGTTATCGGTGAAATGGCCGAAAGAGGGTACAGTATCGAATGGAAAGTGTACAATTCCAAAGATTATGGAGTGCCACAAAATAGAGAACGAGTGTACATTGTTGGATATATTGGAGAGCGATGTACAAGCGGACTTTTACCTATCAAAAGAGAAAGTGCAGCAGTTATTGAGCAAGTCGGTAATTTAAGAAAAACTAATAGTTTTGGCGGAAACCCTCAAACAGGCAGAGTATATTCTACGGCAGGAATAGCGCCAACGTTAAATACATGTGGTGGGGGAGATCGAGAGCCTAAAATCATAAGCGCTAGAGCATGCCTTACGCCAGATAGAGAGGAAAAGCGGCAAAATGGTCGCAGATTAAAAGATGAGGGCGAGCCAGCTTTTACATTAACGAGTCAAGATCGCCACGGCGTATTAATTAGAACTGCGAATAAACAAGGCTATATGACGGCGCAAGTTGGCGATGGGGTAGACCTTGCATATCCAGATAGTGAAACACGCCGAGGTCGAGTACAACCGCAACGATCTAATATATTAACAACTAGCGATAATTTAGGTGTATTAGTTGATGATGAAACTATCCAAATTAGAAAACTAACACCTAAAGAGTGCTGGCGATTACAAGGGTTTACAGATGAGCAATTCAACAAAGCTGCAGCAGTAAATTGCAATAGCCAATTATATAAGCAAGCTGGTAATGCTGTTACGGTAAATGTAGTTGAGGAAATCGGAAAGCATATTATGAAAATAGAAAATGAGGTAAACATATGAAAGCATTCTTATACACAATATCCATAGCACTTATTCTAGTGATGAAAGTCGAGATTATTGCGCTCGCTATTGCGGCAGTGCTTTGGTTGATAGGTCTATTCAACGTAACTGGCGGCGATGTATTGAGAATACTCGGTATATTGCTTGGTACATTCGCAGTATCATTAGTGGCGTATGTGAGCGCTGAACTTAGAAAGTAGGTGAGCATATGGAAAGTAAAGAGGTTAATTATCACGAGTTGGTCGCAGCGCTAACTATTGTTATGGGTAATGATATTGTAATTCCAGAGGTTGATATAGCCTTTACAATACTAGATACAGAGCCGAAAATTACAGGGTATAAATGGCAATATAAAGGGGTTGGCGTATGGGTTAGTTTGTCGCTAATTGTTGACGCTACAACGCTATTTAATGAGTGCTTAGACAGTAGAGTTGAGGCTATGAGGCTACATGTAAAACAAGAGCTTTATAGAGCGCTCAGTAAAGAGGCCGATAAATGATAAACACAGAGGAATTATTCAAACACGGCTTTGATGAGGTTGAATTTAAAGCCTATCAAAAATGCGAATATCTTACATTGAAATGTAGAGATTATATGACTGATAACGACTTAAATATAGCCCTACAATATGCTCGTAAGGTTGCTAAGGAAAATCAGAACAGTGATCGTGCAGTGCTTATAAAAATTAAAGACGGTATGGGCTATAGAGTATTAAGTGTGGAGGATATTATCGAGCTTAAAATGATAGATAGAAAAGTTCAATTAACTGAAAATAGCTTTACTACTGAAAAAATATTAATAACAGTAACGAGGTGATTATATGTTAACAAGTAAAGAAATAGGGGAAGTTGTAGGATTTATAGAGGGCATAAAAAGAAATTATTTTATTACAACGACTGGCGAAATTGTAATCGAAATCGAAAAGAATAAAAGCGCCTATTTGTTTGTTGTAATGGATAAGAAACATCGCATATTGCTCTCTATAAAAGATAAGGGAAATCAAAATAGCACGATAGAAATTCGTGAATTCTATAAAAGTCAAAGTGAGTGCGATTGCGTAGAAAATGCTTTGCGATCACTGCTATGATTTTGATGAGCTTATAAAAAAGGAGTGTTAACATGAACGATAAAGAGGGCCGCAAATGGCTATTACAAAAGTTATATGATAGAGGCTTTAAATACATTTTTCATTCTAGTGCAATGGGCGGATATTTAGCTACAAAGCAGCCGCCAAAATTTAAGGGAAATAGAACGTATGTCAGTGGAGATTTTGAGCGAATTGACCTATTAAGCGATTTACTCCCAGATTTCAACGAGCCGAATTATCTCGATATTGGCAAGTATCTTGGTATTGTAGATTGGAGCAAGGTGGCGGTGGATACGCCTATCAAAGTTAGATATAGTGACGGCGTAGTTGTAAATAGATATTTTTCAAAGTTTGCATACGGAGAGGTATATTACTTTAGCGACGGTCGAACAAGCTGGAGTGAGCTTGGAGAAAATAGAACTGTACCTAAAAATGTAAGGTTAGCAGGTGGCGACGATGAAAACTGATACTTATATCGTAACTCTCGAGAGCGGCCGCTATGAATGGACTCGAGAAAACGAAATACACGGATTAAAAGAGGCTAAAGAGGCAGGTGTAAAAGAGGCTCAAAGGTGTGGTAAGGATATATTTTATCTGGTGCGTTGCTCGCAATGGTGGCCTAGCGTTACGATGTGGACTCGGAACTTGCTCGAAGAAATCGAGGAAGAAAGCGATTGCATTATTAATGATAATCAAGTTATGAGAAATGTATCAGAGAGTGAGTTCCGTGAGCTGTATGACGGCGTTAAAAAATTAATTCGCCAATGGCTCATAAGAAATAAACGCATACCAAACGGCGTATATTTTGAGGAAGAAATTATTTACAAAGTCAAGGACGGAAAGGCGGTTAGAATTGGGAAATCAGAATAATGATGATCGCCTATGCTTAACGGAATACGTGGACTATGGGCGAATACAAAATGTACAAAATGTACGATTAATGGCACATGCAGCTGTTGAGGAAAAGTTCAATAAGCGCCTAAACCTTATAACATGGTTCGTGTTCATAATCTCTGTTATGTTTGGTATTCTGGCGGTAGTCGGAATGATACTATTATTAGCTGCTGGCTTTCACTATATATGGGGGTGATTAAATGGACTGTAAGGGGCGCACTTTTACCGAGTTAGAGGTAGAGGCTATTGTCAAAATCGCAGCGGAAACAGCAGCACAAACAGCCTTAACCGAATTTAATCGGCGTAACGAGGATATGCTCGCAAAGAAAAACGAAAGAGCCTATAAAAATACTACAACGTTACTCGAGGGCTACACGGCTATGAAAGCACATTGTAAGAGTGCTATTGCGAGAGCTGAGGAAACGCTCACACCTAGCGACTTACAAACCGTATTGTATGAGGTCTTTAACCGCAGAGGCTTATTGCAGATTGAAACCATTCTCGCCAGTAAGCGACGTACAGAGCTGATTATTGAACATATCGATAAAATGCTCGAGGTATACCGCATAACTTGCATTAACAACAACAAGCATTATTGTGAGTGCGTAATTGATAGATATATCAACGATTTAACAATCGCAGAAATTGCAGAAAAGCATAACACAGTTGAGCGAAATGTGTATAGGTGGCTAGATAAAGGGATAGATGATTTGAGTATCTATTTATTTGGAGCTTATGCCTTATAAATTGTCATAAAGCTGTCATATTCAGTACTAAATATCTGTGGTACTATGTTAGTGGTGAATGGTGCTTATACGTTTCATTCTATCCTCCTTTCTTTCGACATACATATAGAACCAACAGCAAAAACACCTCGGCAGAGATTAGGGTACTCTGTTCGAGGTGTTTTTGTATTTACGCATATAAAAGAGGTGAGATCGTGGCAGCTAAGAAAGCGCAAGCAAAGAAAAAAAGTAATGCAGGCAGAAAAGGCTTATATAAAGACTGGCTAGAGCCAGACAATCTTATTCGTTTAGAGGGCTGGGCTCGCAACGGTCTAACCGATGAGCAAATAGCTCATAATATCGGCATTACTACTACAACTTTGTATGACTGGAAAAAGAAATATCCTCAATTTGCTGAGGCCGTAAAAAGAGGCAAAGAGGTAGTCGATATTATGGTAGAGAATGCACTGCTTAAAAGTGCTTTAGGGTATTCGTATGATGAGGTAGTAAAAGAGCGTATTTTCGACTATGAAACAGAAACAAGTAAAGTTGTAGAGGTTAAGCGTACAACTAAAGAAGTGGCGCCTAACCCTACATCTCTTATTTTCTGGCTTAAAAACAGACAGCCAGAAAAGTGGAGAGATAAGAAAAATATCGACGCAGCCGTCGAGGTGAAAAACCCATTCGAGGGAATAGATACAGCGGATATTAAGAAACTCATTGACGAGGAATAAGTTCAAATCTGCATATAGCCATGTAAAGGGGGTGAGGGCGTGCAGGTTCGAGATAATAAAGCAAAGATTATACAACTAGCTAAACGAGAACTCGCAAGACGTGAGTTCTTTTATTATTGTCAGCTTAAAACAGGCAGCTTTTACAAAAAGAGCCGTAAGTACCTAGTTAAGCTATGTAATGAGCTAGAGGACTTTATCAAGAATGATGAGTACAACGTGCTTATAATGAACCTGCCCCCATAGCCTCGGCATGGCAAGAGTTTAACGGCACAGCATTTTACGCAGTGGTGCATGGGAAACAACCCAGCTGTAAAGGTAATGACTGGCTCGTATAACGAAACGCTTTCTAAAATGTTCAGTAAATCAGTTAGAAATGCGGTACAAGAAAGCAAGGCCGATGAGGATATTATTGTATTCTCCGACGTGTTCCCTAATGTGAGAGTGGCAACAGGCGACGCACAGGCTCATTTATGGAGCTTAGAGGGATACACTAACTCATACCTTGCAACCTCGCCAACTGGTACGGCTACAGGCTTTGGCTGTTCGCTCATGATCATTGACGATATTATCAAGAATAGCGAAGAGGCCTATAATGCTAGCGTGAAAGAGAAACATTGGGAATGGTTTACAAATACCATGCTTTCACGTTTGGAAGAGGGTGGCAAGATAATCATCATCATGACACGCTGGGCGAGCGATGATTTAGCAGGTAGGGCTATCGAGCATTTTAAGGACGATCCATTATTCAAAGCCAAAGTCATTACCATGAAAGCCTTACAAGACGACGGCTCTATGCTTTGTGAAGAGGTACTCTCTAAAGCCTCTTACACATCAAAGGTGAGGGCTATGGGCGAGGATATTGCCAGCGCCAACTATCAGCAAGTGCCGATAGATTTACGAGGCTGTCTTTACAGTCAAATACTTACATATGACACGTTGCCTCGAGATGATAAAGGTAACGTGTTATTTTCTTGTATCAAGAATTATACAGATACCGCCGATACTGGCAGCGACTACCTAGCTAGTATCACATACGGCGTGTATGACGGCGAGGCGTATATCCTAGATGTGGTCTACACAAAGGACGCTATGGAAACCACAGAGCCAGAGGTAGCAGATATGCTACATCGTAACGGCGTGAATGTAGCTGACATAGAAAGTAATAACGGCGGCCGAGGGTTTGGCCGTAATGTTCAAAGCATACTCAAACAGAAATATAACTCTAATAAGTGCGTGATCAATATGTTTCATCAAAGTGGCAATAAGATAGCTCGCATTCATTCCAACGCAACTTGGGTGATGAACCACGTATATATGCCTAGAAATTGGCGTGATAGGTGGCCGCAGTTCGCTGCTGACATTACTAAATATCAGCGAGAGGGCAAGAATGCGCATGACGACGCACCAGACGCACTCACAGGAATTGCAGAGAAGATAAATGCGCCGCAGGTTCGTAGCGGCAGAATTAACATCAATTAGAAAGGGGCAATATGGCAATAATTAACAATAACCCTCGATTAGAGGAGTATGAGCTGTTACATGACGCCTATTATGGTAGCGGTATGTTCGCTACTGGAGCGGCGATTACGGAACACGCTCGAGAGAGTACGCAGTCAATCAATTTTAGGCGCAAGATAGCTTACTACTTAAATTACACAGGGCCTATTTTGAATGCCTCTGTAGATCCAATCTTCAAAGACGAAATCAAGCGAGAATACGGCAAATCTGTATTATTTGATGAGTTCATTAATGACGTAGACCGTCAAGGTACATCGCTACAGGAATTTATTGAACAGAATGCTATAGCAGCTAAGCTCTATGGCGTTTTGTATGTCGTAGTCGATAACGTGAGCGAGTTCGGTAGCTCTTTGGCCGAAACGTTGGCCAATAGGTCTATGCCGTATTTAACAGCGGTTGAACCCAAAAACGTAGTGAATTATGAGTTTGACGACAACGGCAAGCTCAAACTATTTACTTATGCAACGTATTTGAAGAATGCCGACGGCACAATTAAAGCGCACTACCATACGTGGACGCCTACCGAGTGGAAAATTACCGATAGTGATAACAAAGTAATAGGGCAGGGCGAGCATAACATCGGCCGCATTCCTGTGGTTCAATGGTTTGGCAGAGCAGCACGTAAACGTGATATTCTTCCACCGCCTGAGTATTTGAGTATCGCTAAGACAAATGCTCATGTATACAACCTATGCTCTCTACTCTCTCAGATTCTTTACAATCAGACATTCTCAATCTTGACTATGCCAATGGACAATAACGGCTTACAAGATATAACTATTGGCACAGATAATTTATTAGGTTATCCTGCAGAGTCAAATAAAGCGCCGAGTTATATTGCACCAGATACAGGCCCAGCCGAGGTGCTCATGGCTCAAATAGATAAGCTCATCAATGAAATGTATCGCATGAGCGGCATTGATAGCGTTATCGGCGTGCAGCAAGCTAAGAGCGGCGTGGCTAAACAATGGGACTTTGAGCGTACTAATCAAAATCTAGCGGCCTTTGCAGTTCGTTGTGAGAATGCAGAGTATGATATTATCGCGCTCTATAAGCTGTGGAGCGGCGATAACCTAGAGTATTTTTGCGAATATCCAAAAGACTTTAAGGTAAATGATGTTACTGAAAGCCTTACACAGGCACAACAGGCTAAAGACTTAGAATTTGAGTCCGACACATTCGACAATGAAATCTTAAAGAAAGTAATTGACGCTTACATGCCTAATTTGGAAAAGGAAACTAAAGACGCAATCGTTAAAGAGGCGCAGACAGCGGCCGACAACAAAGCCCAAGACCAAACCTATGACGATGATGATCTAAACGGTGGCGATAATGACACAGACGAGCCAAACGCTTAATAAGATACTCGAGCAATTTGAAAAAATGGTGCGTGAGTTAGTAATGCTTGGATATTCAGCCGATAAGGCTGTTCAAATCGCTTATAAGACGTATCCTATTATGGAAATGCTAGAGAGCCCTCTTACGGCTGATATGGTAGAGAATTTTAACAAGGCCTATCATAGTGTGCTTACACCGCTCTCGGTAGCAGGGCATAGGCCTTTTAATTACACAACTCAATCAATTAGTGAGGCCATGCAAGCGGCTTGGGCAAGCGACGGCTTAAAGCTATCTAAGCGACTGCATAAAAACGCTCATAAAGTGCGTAGAGAGACGACGGCGGTTATCTCTCAATCTCTAAAGCGTGGTAAAAGCATTCGTGAGATAGCTCGCTCTATATTCGAGGGCTATGGCAAGGGCGGCATTATTGATACTGATAAGCTCCCTAAGCATATAGAACGAATACGAGCGTTGAAACCGCCTCAATCTCTTAGTAAAGAGGAACTCGCAAGGTTTAAGCGGACTATTAGACGCACAGAGCGGCTAGTGCAGCAGAATACAACGCCAAGCCTACGAGCGGCCTATTCAGAACTTATAAAAGCCGTAGACGAGGGCAACGCTATAGATCTTTCTCGAGCTGTAACTGTGGCGGTACAAGAAAAGGCACGATACAACGCCGAGCGGATAGCTCGTACAGAAATGGCTAGGGCTTACGCTGACGGTAAGATGAACCGATACGCTCACGATGATGATGTTGTAGCTTTGAAATGGACGCTATCCAGCAGACACCCTCGTTATGATATATGCGACTTTTACGCCAACGCCGATTTATACGGTTTGGGTAAGGGTGTTTATCCAAAGGACAAATTCCCTAAACTGCCTGCTCACCCTCATTGTATGTGTAGAATATCGCCTGTATTTGATTTTGAAGTCGATATTACAAAGGCAAAGGACAATACAAACGAGGGCGGCATGAGGTACATCAATTCGATTAGTAAGGATCATCAAGAAAAATTACTAGGCATTAGCGGGCACAAAGATGTAACAACTGGCAAAGCTAACTGGAAAGACCACGTAAAGGGCTGGAATGGGGAAACATTCGAGCCTAGAACGCCAAAAGAAAATACATAATTTAGACCTACAGGCCTATGCAAGTGAATGCATGGGCCTTTTATATTGCCATTAATTAGGGGAGCCGAACGGTGGCAAAATTCATGACGAAAAGGAGAAAGACTCATGACTTTAGCAGAATTGTACGCAGCACTTGAAAAACTTGAAGGGGGCAAAGACCTCGTGGCAGGCTTTAAAGGCGAAATCTCTCGTATTAACGAGGTAGCCAAAGCTGACCGCCTCAAATTCGAGAAAACTATTACCGATTTAACCTCAGCACGTGATGAGTTAAAGGGTAAGGTGGACGAATACGAGGCTCACAAAGGCGAAAAAAGCCCAGAAATCTTGGCTCTTGAAAAGCAAATCAAAGGCCTCACAGATAAGTATGAGCAATCTGAGAAGGCTCGACAAGCAGAGATTGAAAAGCGTACTAATTCCGAAATCAGCGCTCAAACGATTGCAGCGCTAACAAAAGCTAATTGTACAGACGCCAAAACATTCAGCAAGCTCATTGCTGGGCAGATTTCCGTACAGCAAGACGGATCTTATGGCTGGACTAAGGACGACGGCACAATCGGCACTATCGAGGAATGCGCAACGGCATTTCTTGCTGACAAGCCTTACGCCGTTAAAACTGCACAAAATGGCGGCAGCGGTGCAGGCGCAGGCAATGCGAATGACGGCAATAGTCAATTAGCAGAAATGTACAAAATCGCAGGTATTAAACCACCTAGCGAGGCTTAATTTTTAATGACGAAATGAGGTATTAATCAATGGCAATTAACACTTTGCAAATGGCGCAAAATTTCCAAACAGTACTCGACCAACAAATGCTCGTAAGTGCTACATCTGGCTTTATGGAGGCCAACGCTGGCGACGTTAAATATAACGGCGGCGATACTGTTAAAATTCCTACTCTTTCCGTTGACGGCTTGGCTAACTATGATCGTGATAACGGCTACAACCGAGGCTCTGTATCTTTGAAATTCCAAGATTTCAAACTTACCCAAGACCGTGGCCGTAAATTCTCTCTTGACTCTATGGACGTAGACGAAACAAACTTCTTAGCAACAGCGACAAACGTTATGACTACATTCCAAAAGGAACAAGTTATTCCAGAAGTGGACGCCTACCGCTATTCTAAAGTCGCTGCATATGCTAAGCAAGAAAGCCGAAAAACAGATACTTTCACGCCAGATGATACTAACATTGTCAAACAACTTAACAAAGAAATCATGGAAATTGAGGACTTAATCGGTGAAACTGGCGATTTGGTAATCGTAATGAGCGCACGGGTTCAAGGTATTTTGAACGAGGCGGCAGGTGCTAAAGGCATGCTCAATGTAGCCAACTTTACGCAAGGCCAATACAATACTCGTGTTCGCACTTATAATGAAATTCCTATCATTGGCGTATCTAGCGCACGCTTAAAATCTCAATACGTGTTTAACGACGGCAAAACTAGCGGCCAAGAAAAAGGCGGCTTTAAAGCTGATACAGGCGCTAAAGCTATTAACTGGCTTATCATGAGCCGTAAAGCTGCTATTGCCGTGTCTAAAACAGACAAAATGCGTATCTTTGATCCAGCTGTGAACCAACAAGCTGACGCATGGGCGATTGATTATCGTAAATTCCATGATGTATGGGTTCCTAAGAACCGCTTAGCGTCCTTGTGGGTAAACTTTGGCGCATAATTAGGGGGTAACTATGGGCAAATACAGAGTAATTCGTATGAACGAGGTTCGATACACGGACGATGAAAGCACTCTCGAGCTGTGGCTAGATGAGGGCTTTGTATTAGCGCCAGAATTTGAACCAGAAACAGAGCCGACAGACGGCGAGGACGGTGTAGGCGATGAAAACCCAGAAACAGAGCCGACAGACGGCGAGGGAAAGAAAGCTACAAAGTCCACTAAGAAATAATCATGAACGCTAGAGAGGTGTTTGAAAAACGCCTACGGCAGGCTATAAGAGCCAGCGCTCGAGAGGTACAGGAAGAGGCACAACGCACTCACCGCTTTACCTCTCGCAGCGGCCAGCTCGAAAGAGCTATAGACGTGCGAATGATTGGCGATAAAACAGCAGAGGTATATATCGACAATAATGTAGCACCTTATGGGCCTTTCGTACATGAGGGAACACGAGCGCACTATATTTCCCCAAAGGAAAAGCAGGCGCTGCGTTGGGTTCCTAGTGGTGGCAATGGCTTTGTATTCGCTAAACGTGTATTTCATCGAGGCACGCAACCTGACCAATTCTTATATGAGGCTCTTGATAATAGCCGTGAGGCTGTTCGTGATATATTCTCGAAAGCTGTCAATGTATCGCTTGGCGAGATCGCTCGTAATATAGAGCTAGGGGCTAAGCGAACAGAGCTGCGCATTAAACTGTAAGGGGTTTGATATATGCTATACGAATTTCAATCAATGATATTCGATGATGAGCTACTAGGGCCTAATGTGCTAGAAAGCACATTGAAGAAAGCTGAAAATTGGCTGTATGTATTGGCTAAAAGATTAGGCGTTAAAGAGGACGATGTTATACGCTCGTTCATTACAGATGAACTCGTAACACTCTACTGTTACCGAGAAACCTGCATGAATAAGAGTGCCTCTTTAACAGGCCAATATAGCCGCAATGGCAACGATGATGATTACTATTCTAAGAAGTTGAAATATATCAACAATAGAATAGCGGTTTTAGAAAACCAAATCACAGCGGAACAGCTCACAGGGCAGCCGTCCAAGTATGCAGGGTATAGAAGTATTCCTCTATATCGAGGTGGCTAATATGTGGCTCGAATTATTGAATAAAATTAAATACGCAATCGAGAAAGCTGGGTTTGGCGGACAAGTCAAGCTCGGCTTTTTAAATCCTCAAAATGCTGGCGTTGACTCGCTCGGAATGGTAATGCTAGGCCGAGGCGAGGCAACCCCCAGCGACGATAAAGTGCAGAATATGCTCAAACAAGAGTTTTACATTGAGGTGTGGACTAAATCAGATAGCCATGAGTTCGATGTAGCTTATGAGCAGATTGCGGCTCTTGAAAGTCAAATAGAGAAAATCATTATTGCCTTTCGTGAGCTGTGCGGCGCACTTAATAAGGAATATTGTGTATTACAAGACAGCGGCTATCAAATTGTTGATATTCGCTGCACAAATAAAACAGATGATCACGACAGCATGAGGCCGTTTATCGGCACTCAATACCGATTTGAGGCTAAGCTGTATGACCTAAATAATAATCTAAATACTAAAGGGGGTATTTATTAATGGCTGAATTGTACAAACCAGCGGCGGTGGATATGCCAACCGCAGGCAAAAACTACCTATTATATTTGAACATCGGTACAAACGATAAGACTGGCGCTAAATGGTTGCTATTAGGCGGTCAACGTTCTGGCGACTTATCTCGTAAAGCCGACTCTATCGACGCAAGTCATAAAGGCTCTGGCGGTTGGAAATCTACTATTGCAGGCCTTAAAGAATGGTCTTTCTCTCTTGAAACCTTGCTTATGCCTAAAGAGGAAAGTCTTACTTTGCTAGAAAAAGCTTTCTTGAATGGCGATAATGTCATGATCAAGTTTGAATATCCAGATAAAACATTCTTCACTGGTATTGCCAGCGTTACAGAGCTTTCTATCCAAACACCGCATGACGGCGTAGCGACTTACAAAGGCTCTTTGAATGGCGTAGGCCCTCTCTCTGAGTTGCAACCTGCACCAGTAGGCTAATGGTAGCCTTATATACCTGTAATTTTCCTAACTTAGCGCTAAAATAGGGAGTTTTAAATTATGAAAAAAGTAAATTGTGATTTCTTTAAAAATGGCGAATATCTAATGTTCAACATGCAGCGCCTCATGGAGTTTGAGGCTGCTGTAGGGCAACCTATTGGGGAGCTCTTGCAAATGAGCATTTGGCCAATCAATAGCATTATCACAGGTTATGCCATTGGTATGAAACAGCACAAACGCAACGCTCAACAATATTATGAGCTATTCGATGAGTTGTTATCCGATGAAACCAAAGACATGAGCCTCTTGTCATTACAAGCACCACTTATGCAAGCGATCATTGCAAGCGGTGCTTTGGGTTCTAAAATGTACTATCAAATGTACCCAAACGAACTCACGCCAGATGATAAGTTAGCTATCGAAAACGAGGCCGAACAAGCAAAAAACTAGAGGGGGGCCAAAGTGCCCCCTCTTTTTCTTTATGGGTACGAAATGCGGAAGAAATAGCATATAGCGTGTTAGAGCTGAAACCGTGGGAATTTATGCGGTTACAGCCCATGGAGTACAGAAAGTTAGTTAGAGGCTACGAGCGTAGGCAAAAACTACAGGATATGAACCGAGCTTTCTGGGTAGCCAATATTATGAACACGCAGCTAGCAGAGCCAATCGAACCTAAGAAGTTTATTGACATTCTATATCCGCCTACAGAGGCCGAAAAACGGCAAGCAGAGGCGGACTTTATCCGTGAATTTAGAGAGGCAGGGGGTGAGATATAGAAAATGGCAGATAGCAATATTAATGTTCGCATAAGTGCTGACAGTTCAGAGGCTACGGCGGCCGTCAATAAGGTGGCTAACACAATAAGCTCTGAGCTACCTAAAAGCGTGGCAGAGGCGAGCAATAAAGTAGCCAAAGAGGCTGCTGGTATTCGTGCAGAAATAAAGTCTATTGTTGCTCAAATGAATAAGGGTTTGCAATTCGCTGGCGCTGTTACTGGTATAGGTTTAGTGGCGAACAAAGTCAAAGATGTGGCTGTAGCAGCAGCGCAGACGGCTGACGAATTAACGAGCATACGTTCTCGTATCAACTTAATTAATGACGGCTCACAAACGACAGCCGAGATCATGGACAAAATATATGGCGCAGCCAATCGCTCGAGAGGCAGCTATATTGACATGGCCGACAGCGTGGCAAAGCTCAACATGCTAGCAAAAGACGCATTCAGCTCGAATGATGAGGCAATCGCCTTTGTGGAACAGCTCAATAAGCAATTTAAGATTTCAGGTGCTAGTATTCAAGAGTCTAGTGCTGCGATGTACCAATTAACCCAAGCTATGGCAGCAGGTAAGTTACAGGGCGATGAGTTCCGTTCCATTATGGAGAATGCTCCGCTCTTAGCTCAATCTATTGCCAATGAAATGGGCTTATCCGTTGGCCAATTAAAAGAAATGAGTTCGCAAGGCCTCATTACAGCCGACATCATTAAGAATGCACTGCTCGGTAGCGCAGAGGAAACAAACGAGAAATTCGCCGAAATTCCTATGACATTCGCCGAGGTAGGTCAATCTATTCAAAATCAATTAATACAAGCCTTTCAGCCTGTACTTGAACAGATTTCTACTATTCCACAAAGTGGCGAGTTCCAAGCATTAAGTGAGGGCGTAGGTGTAGCAATCAGAGGCATGGCGGCAGCAGCACAAGGATTTATAGGCTTAATTAGTGCAGCTTTTGCAGGCTTACGAATTGCTATATCAACGATCACGCAGACAGTAAGGAGCTTTGGCTCGTTATTTATTACGACTATGCCGAGAGTATCGGCAGCCATATTGGCTGTAGTGGTGGCATTTACCACTTACAGGGCAGCAGTTGCTTTATGTAATGCTCAAACAGCAGCCCTTACCGTCAAAGTTGTGGCGTATAGAGTGGCAGAGGTAGCCTCGGCTACAGCTACAAAAGTACATGCGGCGGCTATGGTGGTATTAAGAGCTGCAATGGCAGGAACAGCAACAGTATCGGCGCTATTAACGGCTGTACTAGCTGGCGTAAGAGGTGCTTATATTGCTGTTCGTAGTGGAGCATTAGCAGCAGCAGCGGCGCAGAGGGTTGTTAATCTCGTAATGAAAGCCAACCCTGTAGGGCTATTGATCTCTGTACTTGTAACATTAGTTACAGTATTTGCTACAGCGGCAGCGGCTGGCAATGGGTTTGGTAGCACGTTAAGCTCGGTATTCTCGACAATCGTTCATACTGCAGTTTGGGGCGTGAATAAGATTATTGAGGCCTTGAACTGGCTCATTGCTAAGCTTAACAGCGTAGGCGATAAGGTGGCTAAATTCTTTGGCGGCACATTCACCGCTATTGCGCAGGTAGACACTATCAGTGCTGATACAGCGCAGGATATTGTAAATACTGCTGGCGATATGGCCTCGCAAGTATTTAGCGGCTTATCTGGTGGCGGTGATACTGGTCTTGATGTTGGCGGCGGTGGCGGCGGAGACTACGACACTAGCGGCGGTAAAGGTAAAAAAGGCAAAGGTGGCAACGGTAAAGGCAGCAAAGGCAAAGATCTCGAAAAAGAGGCTAAGCAAATTCACGAAAAAATCTTGCAATCATACCTTGAAATGCTCGGCAACAAACAAGAGTTACTCGAATTAGAGTACAAGAAAGAACTTGATGAGCTTGAAAAATCAAAAGCAGCCAATGCTAACTATCAAAAAGACCTCGAGTTATTGAACGCTGTATATGCTGAGAAACGCATTAAAGCTAAACAAGAGGAAATGACAAAGCTCAGAGAAATCGAGAATAACATTCGTGATATGCGAAAGGATCTCGAGTTAAATCTAGCTGTCAAAGATAGCACAGGCCAAGCCTCGCCTATGGTGCAATTCACCAAAGAATACACCGACGCAATCGACGCTATTGGTGATAAATGGGATAAATACGCCGATGATTTCGTTCAAATGGACAAAATGCAACAACAGCATTTTATTGATACCTTGAAAGAGCGAGGTATTAAATTTGAAGAAGTCGAGGACGGACGCATTACATTTGAGCGCCAAAAGACTGAGGAATTGCTAGCAGTTCATCGAGATTATAGCGACAAATACCTAGAATTACAGCGCACAATGGCCGAGGAAAAATGGAATATTGACGAGGCTATGCGGACAAAGGACTTTGAGGCGTTGCAGTCGGCGCTTGACGCTGAATATGTAGCGACGCAACAAAGCTACGAACTACGCAAGGAGCTATTAAATGAGTACCAGCAGGCTGTAATGGATAGCCACTGGAATGGACAAGAGGCTATTTGGGAGAGTGCAAGCGCTGGCATTGATAAATTACAAGAGGGTATTTCTGGACTCTTGCAAGGCACAATGTCAATTACGCAGGCTTTCCAAAATATGGGCAAAGCTATTTTAAAAACAATTAGCGATAGTTTAGCTCAATGGATCGCCGCACAGGTAAAGCAAGCCGTACTCGGTAAAATGCTACAGTCGCAACAAACTGCAGCAAGCGTGGCAGCTGCACAGGCTCAATTACCAGCTTGGAGCGCATTGGCTCAACAGGTATCTATGGCAACATTTGGCGCTAGTGCGGCGGCAGGTATGACAGCATGGAGCAGCAGCACGGCGGCAGGTATAGCACAGGCTACGGCTCTCGGTGCAGTTGGCAACTTTGGCGGCAGCTTTGGCGCTGCATTTAGTGCTAAGAGCATGCCTAAATTAGCAGAGGGCGGCCTTGCATATGGCACCACAATAGCCCAAATCGGTGAGGGTAAGTATCAAGAGGCTGTATTGCCTTTATCTGATACCGTATTCGACAGGTTAGGCGAGGGCATTAATCGATCTAATGGTGGTATGGGTGCAGGCGGCGGCATTACGCTCAACGTGAGCGCAATCGACGCCGAGAGCTTTGGCTCATTCCTCGAAACACGAGGCGGCAGGGCGTTACGTCAATTCCTTGTAAATCAAGACAGAGAATTTATCGGAACAGAGGGGACATGGTAATATGGCCGAAATAATGAAATTTCCTAGTATTATTTCTTTGGCTTGGAAATCTACAAAGGCCCAGAAATGGGACACCAAGACAAAGACCTCTGGCTCTGGTAAGGTTCGCACTATGACTAACTGGAAATACCCTCAATATACTATCTCGACAGAGTTCGAGGTGCTGACACCAGCACAGTATAAAGAGTTAATGGGCTTTTACTCAAAAACTCGAGGGGGTACAGTTCCTTTCTTGTGGCTTGATCCAGAGGACAACCAAGAAAAAGGCATTCAACTCGGTACTGGCTCAATGGGCTCATGGCAAGCTGTACGTAAGTTCGGTGATTTCCTAGAGCCTGTATATCATATTGAAAATCTTACACTATACGCTAATGGCTCACCTATTCGAGCTGTTAGCGATAAAGGCGTAATCAAGCTGGCAGCAGGTCAAACAGTCGAGCCTAATGCAGTTATTACCGCTGATTATACCTATTATTGGCTCGTAAGGTTCAGCGGCGATATGACAGCCGAGTATATCTTTACAAATGTATATAAATCTAAATCATTTAAGTTAGTATCAACTCGATAGGAGGCGCATTTATGAAAGAAGTGAACGAGGTATTACGAAATCACCTCAATAATGACAAGTATTTCATGAGCTGCGACCTTTACGAGTTGCGCTTGCGTAGTGGGGTTACTTACTACTGGGCTGACTCAGACGCCGACGTATCATACAACGGCCAAATATACAAAAGCGACGGCCCTATTATCGTAAGGGATAAGATAACTACTAATAGCAGCGTAAGCGTTGATAAAATGACGGTTAGCATATCCACAAACGAGCAGGATAAAATAGGCGGCGTTCCTATTATGGCTGTAGCTCATAATGGCGGCTTTGACGGTGCTCAAATGACGCTCAAACGAGCGTTTTTTGATGATAACTATACTATTATCGGCGCTGTAGGTTTATTTACTGGCTTATGTGAGGTAACGCAAGGCGGCGGCCTCACATTAAAACTTAATGTTAAATCAATCGTGCAAAAGCTCAATATCGAATATCCGAATAGGCGGTATTATCCACAGTGCCCTTTTAGCGTGTATTCAAAAGAATGCGGCGTTGATATTTCCAAGTTCAGAAAAAGCGGTAAGGTTACAGCTTTAGGCTCTGGCCCTAATTCCATAAGAATTGACTTGCAATTTACAAATGGCTATTACACAGCTGGCGGTATTGATTGGATCACTGGCCCATTAGCAGGGCAATCTACACAGATATTATCAAGCATTGACGGTGTAATACTGTATATGAGTGCTCTCGAGGTAAGCCCAAGAGTCGGCGACCAATTCTATATATACGCAGGCTGCAATAAGACACCTACAGAATGCAAGAACAAATTCAATAACTGGAACAGAAACAGGGCTACCCCTTACGTTCCACTAAAGGAGAGCATACGATGAATACTTTAACTACAGGCGAAAGGATAGCTAATGCTGCGATTGAGTGGCTAGGCACACCTTACGCTAATAATTCAATGGTAAAAGGTGCTGGCGTCGATTGCTCTTATTTGTTGGTGGCTGCCTTAGTTGATAGCGGCCTTATGAAAGCTGACCGCTTACAAATAGAAAACTACTCAAATGAGTGGCATTTACACCACTCAGAAGAGAAATATCTTAAATACGTGCAACAAGTCGCCGATGAAGTGAAAGAGGGCTCTCCGCTTGAAATTGGCGATTTTTTGCTATATCAATACGGCCGATGTATTTCTCACGGCGCTATATATATTGGTAAAGGGCTAGTAATTCATGCTTTCGTTGATTATGGCGTGATTATATCTAAGCTCGATGATGTACTCTTTTATGATAAGAAAGGCCGCTCACGTTTGAGGGTTGTGTATAGATTTAGAGAGGAGCGTGAATAATGGGTTTTTTATTCCACAGAGGTAAGAATACAACTAGCAGAGCCGATTTAATCGCAGATTTTCAAATCAATACAGCCTCATATGGCGAGGTAGTTCCAGAGATACTGGGCACCACTCGAGTGAGTGGCAATATCATTGATTATGAAGATTTCACGGCTCATGAACATAAAAGCACCACCAGAACTGGTAAAGGTGGCGGCTCAAAGCATACAAATATTACTTATACCTACTCTGTAGCTGCTGCTATCGCATTATGTGAGGGCCCTATCGCTGGCATTGGTAAAGTATGGCGTGATAAGGAAATATATCAATATCCGAACGAAAAAATCGAACTTACCTTATTTAATGGTGAGGCCGCTCAAACTCCGTGGCCCTATATGCTATCTAAGCACCCAGAAAAGGCATTGCCTTATAGTGGTTTAGCTTATATGGCTGGCGTGGTTGATTTGGGCGAGCGTGGCAGTTTACCGCAATATAATTTCGAGGTATACGGCAAATTACGAGATACAGGCGACGGAACAGATGTAAACCCAGCCGACTATATCGAGCATGTACTGCAATCAGTTGGGGCAGATGTACAAATTGAGGGCATTGAAAACTTTAGAGCCTACTGCAAGGCGGCTGATATATTAATCAGTACACCGCCAGAGCAAAAGAGTGCTAAAGCTCAAAGTATCATCAATGATATAGCCGAGATCACGAATAGTCTTGTATTCTGGAGTACTGATAGGCTTAAAATCGTACCTTTAGCCGATAAGCCAATAGGTACATGGACGCCTGCTAATCAAATTCAATATGACCTCACGGCAGATGATTTTATCGCAGGTACCGACGGCCAACTTATTTTATACAAGCGCAAAGATACAAGCGAGGCTTATAACGAGGCTACAGTTGAGTTTATTAATCGAGCTAATAGCTACGAGAAAGAAACAGTATCCTTTGAGGTGGTTGCCGATGTGCAACGCAACGGCTTGAAACCAGCCTCTAAAAAGACTGCTCACTACCTATATACAAAGGCGAGGGCTCAATACTACGCTGAACAGCTCGCTATGAAACGCCTATATGCTAAAACTCAATACACGTTTAGGCTTGATTGGGCATTCTGTACTCTTGAGGTTGGGGATCTCGTAACGCTCACCGATGAGGCTTGCCAACTCAATAAGCAAATTGTTGTAATTACAGCAGTCAATGAGGCGGCCGACGGTCAACTTGAATTTACGGCCGAGGGCAAGCCTGCTGGTACGTATGCACCTGCTCGCTATGATGTACACGAAAACGAACGGCCTTTTGTTGATTATAACCAAGAGGCGCCGAGCGTCAACGATGTGGCTATATTCCAGACTGTTGGCGATGTAGGCGGCAATCAAGTATTCATAGGCGTTAATGCGCCAGCTGGTTGGGGTGGCTGCTCTGTGTGGTTGTCCGATACCGACCAGAATTACAGTCGCATAGGATCCATTAGCCAACAGGCCAGAATGGGCCGTACTCGATTAGCATTCAACGAAACAGCGAACGCCTGCGAGGTTACGCTTAATCAAGGCACTCTTAAAGGTGGTACACACATTGACGCTGAGCGAGCGAATACGCTTTGCTGGGTGAATGGTGAGGCGTTGAGCTATGAGGGCGCTAATATGGGGCCTAATAATCAATTTTCATTGAGTGGCCTTGTACGTGGCCAATATGGCACTAATGCAATCAGTCATAACTCTGGAGAGCGGTTCATTCGTGTAGACGAGGCTTTATTTAGATACCCATATCGTAAAGAGGATATAGGGAAAACAATATACCTTAAATTCACATCTATGAATATCTTCGGCACGAACGAGCAAGGACTAGACGAGGTACAGGCTTATCCATATACCTTGACGCCTTATTTCATACCAGAGGTTACTAATCTCACTCTATATACGAAATACTACGAGATCACTAATCGAGTTAAGTCATTCGATGTGGTGGCAGAGTTCAACGTGCCGCATATCAATAGCCTTGATACTGTAGAAATCTGGTATAGAGAGCCTAGTGACACATGGAAATATGGCGGCGCAGGTGAGGGGCAAGTCATTATAAGCGGCTGTGAATTAGGGCATACATACGAGGTTAAAGCGGTAGTTAAAGATACTCACGGAAACACCTCACAGGGCGTATCTAAGAGCATTACTGTAGAGCTAAAGAGTGAAATCCCGAATAAGCCTCTCGGTTTTTCTATTTCATTCAGCGATATGGCGCATTTTAACTGGCTCGAGGTGCGCAATGCCGATGTCGATTATTACGAATTAAGGCTAGATTTAAATGCTGGCCAAAATAACGGCTTAATTGGCCGCAGTAATAACACCACATACAGCGGAATACTACGCAATCGGACTGGTAAGGTTTATTTATATGCTCATAACCCAGCTAAAGGCTATGGAGCGCCTGCTGAATTAACCTATAATGTGCCACTACCGAAACAACCTGCTAACGTCAAAGCAACCGCTAATATTAACGGTATAGGCGTTACGTTTGAGACTATTCCTGCGAGCTGTAAGGGCGCTAATGTATACATCAATGAGAAAGCATACTTTACCACTACAAACGTTCTCTCAATTCCTTTAGAGGCTGGCGTGTACAATGTGAAAGTGGCTTATGTTGATATATTCGGCGAGGGCCCAGCGAGTGAGCCTGTATCTGTAGCCGTAAAAGCTAAAATTGATAAAGAACTACTCGATATGGAAAGCCTAGGCCTATCTAATATGGATAAGGCTATTAATGATCTAAAGGACGAAGTTGGCACAGTCAAGACCAGCGTCAATGGTTTTGAAAACAAGCTCGTTGACCAAGCAAAAGCATTCCAACGCTCGATAACCGATTTAAACAAGCATGTAGACTCTCAAATCACTCAAATTTCAGACGGTATAGAGTTTAAAGTTACAAATGCACTCGGCAAGCTAGACGGCAAGGAACTCATAAGCCGCATTAACTTAACGCCAGCAGGCACACGCATTGACGGCAGGTTATTGCATGTTACTGGTGAGGCGTTATTTGATAACAATATCATTACAAAGGGTATGCTACAGGCTGGCTCGGTTACTGCCGATAAAATGCAGGTGGATAGCCTAAGCACAATCACAGCGAACATAGGCGACTTAAAGGGCGGCACCATTACTGGTACCGTAATCAAAAACGCCTCAAACACGTTCAGCGTTGATGAAAATGGCAATATCAGAGGGGTTAATATTACAGGTTCTAGGATAGACGCAAACAGCGTATATGCAAATGGCGAACCGCTTAAAAATACTAACTTTATGAGTGTGCACGTTGTAAGCGGTCAAAAAATTAACCTGCCTAACGGATACAATTACGAGCGCTGTTTATTCTATGCGACCAACATAAAAATGAATAAAGAGGCCACATATAAATTAAATGGCCGATATTTTAGCGATGAGGATATGCGCCAGATACATGACTTCAATAACCGATATTCGATGTACTGGAACGGAAAGCCAGACGGCGGCAGGATGGACGACCTCGAGGGCGGTCATTGGTTGCACGGTGAGCCGTTGCAAAATCGAGTTTTCTTTCCGAACGGAGATAGTCCAGACGGCGGAACATTCTCATATGGCCGAGGATATGCGAAGAATAATGCAGCTAGTCAAAGCAATGACGGCCGCTGGTATAGAGGCTGCGGCGTAACTAAAGAGGGCTATTTCTATTTCTTTTATAATAGTGGTCGATTTGGTTATTATGGCGAGGCTGATTTACTCATAATTTCATTCTGGTAAAGGGGGTATATATGGACTTTATACGCAAAGAAAACGAAACTTTGCATATAGGGGCTGACTGGCGGCGAGCATATACACTAACTACTGATATGGATATATCGGCAGGGCATGCAATATGCAAAGTTCGCAGTATTCAAGGTAAGCTGCTATGTGAGGCAGAAACAAAGATACAGGATAAGACTGTATACGTTACTATTCCAAGTGCTCAGACCTTGACGATTGATAAGACCTACACTAAGGGCAATTATGATGTGTTTCTTGTTGTAGGCGACAATACTTTTAAAATGATCATGGGTGAAATTAACTTCATTCGTGATGTATCAATGCATTAATTAAAAGGAGAAATAATTATGCCAAACGAACTTCAAAAAATCTTAGTTGAGTTAGCAGACAACCCTTTAAATATTAATTTGGGATTAGGCGATAAACCTATAAACCTTAATCTCACTATGCCAGGCATTAAAGGCGACAATGGACAAGACGGCCACAATGGCGCTGACGGTTTAAGCGCTTACGACATCGCACAATTAGAGGGCTTTAGAGGTACTCGTCAAGAGTGGCTGGAGTCTCTCAAAGCTAAAGTAGAAGTGAATAATGCTCTTACGGCGTTAAAGCGTAAGAATATTTATCTTCCTAATGCGCAGCTCGATACTGTATTAACTAAGCTCGTTGAATTAATGGGCAACAGCATTGATATGCCTGTTAAACCTCTTGAATTTGATAAACCTTTAAAAGGACAATTTTATATCAATGTATATGGCACACCTCATTTTAAAGTTGCTTTACGTGGTAAAGGCGTAGAAAACGGCATAAGCCTCGGAGACGACGGCAACGGCCGATTAAATTTAGATAGCCCATTTATGGCTGATGATATTGAACTCGAATATTTCAACCTTTTAGATGAGTCTATCGGCACATATCGTGTGACTGGCTATAACGATGTAAAAACCGAACTAGGGCCTAACGATTTCTCTGATAATACTATTACAGAGATTGATTTTCCAGAGGTTACAACGGTAAAAGACAATACATTTAATTCCTTATGGAAATTAGAAAGAGTAAATCTTCCTAAAGCTAAAAGAATCGGTAATACGGCATTTTCTTCTAGTAGCCTTTCATATGTAAATATACCTCTATTCTCCCTAACAGATACAACATTGTTTGATGATTTCTTACCGTCTAAGCCATTAACAATTATTGTAAATGAAAGCTCAAATGTAACGGCCCTCATCACGCTTTCTAACTCAAATCAAACAACAATATACAATCAAGATAGCTCAAAGCGTTTTGATAAAACATCTAAAACTTGGGTTAATGTCTAGTAGATTTTTGTATTCAATGTAAGGGGAATAAATGCAAGAATTAACAAATTTCATGAGCGAAGCATGGCGAACTCTTACAGAGTCATTTGCTATGAAAGCCTTACTCGCAGTAATGGCAGAGGTCGGCATATATATGCTAGGGCTTAAACACGTGCAAGTGCTAGGGATATTCATTATACTGGTGTTCCTAGACCTTATCACTAAATGGGCCTCTATTAGCTATCAAATGTTACTTGATTTAGGAGCTAGCCCAGAAAACATAAGCGGCTTTGATAAGTATATCGCTATTCCTGCCGCTTGGGGTAAGGGCTTAATCAGTTCAAAACACATGAGAAAGCCATTTGTAACAAAGGTATTAACGTATTGCTTAGCTACTGCTGCAGCATGGTGCTTTGACTTCATGGCTGGAAACTATGCTTTTGCGGTTAATCTGGTATGGCTATACCTTGGCTCGGTTGAGTTTTTGAGTATTCTCGAGAATATGCGAGACGGTGGGAATAGCACAGTAACAGGGCTATTGGATATAGTGCATAATAAAATTGATATGATTTTAAAGAAATAATAATGTATAGGCTGCATTCGATAGGGTGCAACCTTTTATAATTGGGGGTAAAAACTATGAAAATTGGCGAATATTTCGATGATTACGAATTTGCTTGTCATTGTGAACGTCATGCGGTTGATGAAAACGGCCATAATGTGCTGGATCACATCATCGACAAGCGACTTGTAGACGTATTAGACAAAATTCGTGAACGTTTGGGCGTTCCTATTACCGTTAATAGTGGCTATCGTTGCCCAGAGCATAATGCCGAGGTTGGTGGCGTTCCTAATTCCTATCATACGCAAGGTGTGGCGGCTGACATCACCTATGATGGGATAGACGTAGACTATCTCGCACAGGTGGCCGAGGAATGCGGAGCCGACGGCATTGGTAAATATTACTATCAAGGCTTCGTTCATGTTGACGTGCGAGGTTATGAGGCTCGCTGGAGTGATATGGACTAAATAGGGGGTTATCATGTATGAAAAAATTAAAACATACCTCGAAACGCTTAAATCTCAAATTACTATTAAGCGCCTTATTATTGGTGCTGTGTGTGTGCTTTTCCTCTATGGCATTGGCAGCCTCGCAAGCGGATATTTCGCAGCCAGAGCCAACTATCAGCGTGCCATTGAGCGATTGGAACAAACTCAAAGGGCACTTGATGAAAGCCGACGCCTCAATCGAGAACTCAACAAAATCATTGAAACAAGCCGACAGCTTAACCATGACGCAGGAGAGCGAATTAACAGAATTGAAGGCTATCAACAGCGAGAGAACGCAAGCATTGAGCGAATTGAAAGCAATCAACGAGAAACAGGGGCAAGAGTTAGAGAAAGCCTCGAGCAAAATAACAGAGCAAGAGGAGAGATTAACGCTGGCCTCGAACTCATTAGACGAATTGAAGAACGAAATCAAAAACAATAGACGAACAGAGCAACGCCTCAGACGGCAACGTGATACATGGGCCGCTGGTGGTGTGATTGGTTTTCTTATTGGCGCAGCTGGTGCCATTCGATGAAATCGAGGTGATCCGATTATCTCCCTACTATATGAGGGTGGACATATAGCTTTGATTTTTGATAATTGTTAAATAAAATAGGCCTACTACACTAAATATATACATTTAATGTAGTAGGCCTTTATTTTTTTGCAAAAATTTAAAAAAGTACTTGCATTCTATTTGATTATATGTTATCATGTAATCAAAGGTAAGGGAATTACACTTACTGAATGATAAAACGAAAGGACATCACACACCATGAAAATTTTAATGACAGAAGATTTCACAGCAACATTACAAAATAATCAAAAGGATTTCTTGAAACTCATGTTTGACGGCGCACTAAGCGCAGCTCATTCAGCAGCTGCGCAATATCTAGTACACCGAGATGAATTTGATAAACTTGATTTTATAGCTAACACGAAAGCAGCGTTTAATTATCAAAATCTTGGTGGCTTTGAGTCAAATCCGCTACTTGATGATTTAACTGAGATGTACTCAGATATCATGAATGCAGCGGCTGACAGATAATAAAATATGGCCCCTATTATAGGGGCCAACAAAATAATACATTATATATTTAAGAGAGGTACTATTATGAGCAGTAATAATCAATGGGGCGGTGCTCGCAAAGGAGCTGGGGCGCCTGTTACAGTAGGCGAAGAGGGGCGCCGTAAACCTAGAGCCATACAAATGAATAACGATGAATACACAGCACTCAAAGCAGCAGCTGAAAAAACAGGAATGAGCATATCTGAGTATGCTCGCAAAAAAATTTTTGAAGATCAATAAAATTTTTCTTGCATTTCATTTGATTATATGTTATCATATAATCAAAGATGAGACACAATAGTAACGAAAGGGGATTACAATCATGTTAGAAATTATTAACCAATACGCACCAGCTAAAAAACACCTTGCAACAGTAGAAACACCTTATGAGGCACTATCTTATATCGTTGATTTGTCAGCCAACTCAATGGACGTAAACACAATTATAAATGATCCAGAAAGTGGCTTAATTGAAGATATGCCAGAACTCATTGAGAAAGTAAAAAGCGGTCTTGAAATATTAATGAGTGCTGACGGTGAATATGCTGTATTTAATCCGAATGAATTAACAGTCGATATAGTCAACACATTACTATATGATGTGCGAATGAGCGATTATAAGGTTATCGAGGTAGAATAAGCATTATTGGGTAAAGCGAGCCGCTTATATAAAAGTGGTTCGCTTTATGGCATGAATTGCCCACCATTATGTTGATATCTACCGTCCTTGAGATTTCAAGGACGGTTATTTTTATATGTAACTCATTTATTTTTGTAACTTAACAAAGCTTATTTTTGAATAGTATTATGTTTAGAA